AGTTTTGAGCCAGGATTTTCTCTTCTATATCGGGCGACCCCAGCTTTTGTCATCCCTGCTCCAGACTTTGTGGATCTGAAATACTTTTTGGTTTTAGGTGGTTGATTATCTCTTTTTCTCATTACGCCGTTTTCTTTTTCTTTGCAAATGTTGCAGCTCTACTAGGTGTAGGTCCTGTGTTTGCTTTCGCCTGTTTTCTGGCAACGGCACCTCTACGTTGTCCTTTTGACATCGCTCTTGCTTTTGCTATCGGCACGCATTTTGGATATTTTTTTCTTTTTTCTCCACCACTTCTTCCACACTTCGGGTATGAGCCATCCGATTTTTTGTTTGCAATATCGACCCAATTCTGTTTGACCCAGTTTCTGAGTCCTCCACCTTTCGAATAATACGTTCGCATTACGAGTTCTTTCCGTAAGCGTCCTTATTCATTCCTCTGATGCAAACTCCGCCGCCTCTACCATACATAGCACGAGGTTGATTCATCATTCCACCACCCATGGCTTTTTTTCTTTTCTTCTTGCCTCCTGGTGTGACCTTACCTGAACATACTGCAGAAGCATACATATTAGCATACGCTGATGGGTACACTTTAAATTTTCTCTTCGCTGCCGCTTTACCTCTTGGACACAATTTAGCCATTATACAAACCTCTTTTTACTTTTCATTTTAGCACCTGCAATTCTATCTGCTTGTGTTGGATTAGAGTTTTTATCTATTCCTGCTTTTACGGATAGCATTCCAAATTTTGTAGATTTTTTAGCTGCACTTTTTTTAGGACCAAATGTTTCTTTTATCTTTTGTATATCTGATTTTTTCTTCATCAAACCAGTTCCACGTTTTAGACCGACCCTGCCACCTTTAGCTTTTTTTTCTGTAAGTTTATCCATTCTGTAAGATAAACCTTTAAGCTCTTTAGATTTGTCTTTTTTAAGTTTAGATGCATATTGTTTTGTTGATTGAGAAATAGGTGCTCCTGATGAACCTTGTTTAATTCCTTTGTCAACAGCTGCAACCACTTGATCTTGAATAGATCTTTTTGTATCTAAATTTTTTGCGATAGGAACATTCTTAATAACTTCTGTACCAGTGGTTTTTTTTGCACCACCTGTAAAAGCTTTTTTCATTAATTCTTTTATAAATGTTCCAGTCATTATTTTTTTCCTCCGTTTCTAAAAATCTGTGTGCCCTTTATACCATAAATCGACGCAACGACAAGGATCCAGAGATTTGTGAACCATGACGGAAGCTGCGAGAACATGTCGAAGAACAATTTAACCTTGTCCATCGCTGTCGGGTCATCCGATATCACTGCCCAAGCGAGCACCAACACGGGCAAACTTAAAATTATCAAAACCGCCTCGTCCTTCCAGTCCGATTGTCTGGCCTCTAACAATTTACCCTGGTAAGCTTCCTCACCCTGGGCCATCTTAGTAGCATGCATCAATTGTGCATCCGACATAGCCATCTTCGTCTTCTGCTTGTTAGCGTATATCTTACTTCCAGCAGAGACGGCTAATTTAATCGCCTGAAACCACATATTAGTACCCTTTAGAGTTTCTTCTTTTCTCTGCTAACATTCTTTTCTGACCTGGAATTGGCATTTCAGGCTTTCCTGTAGCAATATAATTGAACGCACCATCCGCAGTAGTCTTAGATCTTGGATCTACTTCCACACTTTGCTCTGGAACGTTAATTATTTTTTGTTTTTTATAGTTCATCATAGCTTTTTGCTCCTTTTATTAATCTTCGTCTATCATAACTTGTGCTTGTTGTACACCAGTCTTTGCAAGACTAACTCCAGCACGTAATTTAGCCAAATCCTCGTTCTGTTCCATCTTATCTTCGGCTATTTCTTGTGCTTGCATTAATTTTGCTCTGTTTAAGTCTTGATTTGCCTCATCATTCATTTTTTTACGTTCATTTTCCATCGCTCTAAGGTCAACTTCACGTGATTTTAGCTTTAGAAGAGGGTCATTGTCAAATTGTGACGTAATTTTCTTCTCTTCCTTCATAAATTCTTCTGTCATCTCTGCAATCAACACAGATTTTCTAGCTTCAATCTGATTTGTCATCATTTGTAACTGTTGTTGAATCTGTGGATTCATTGCAGCTTGCTGTTGTAGCATCATAACCTGTTGCATTTGCTCTCTAAACTCTAATTCTATCTGTTCTTGTGCCATCAGACTGATGTGTTCGAGAATATTTTTCTGTATCGCTGCCATAACCGAGGGATTATTTCTAACAATGTTGGTCGACATGAAATTTAGATGAGCTGTGATATGTGCTCTGTGATCCTGACCAGGAAAAGCCTGAAAAGGTTTGCCACCTAATGCATTTATGTGCTCCATGCTCGGATCCATCGGTGCGTTTGGTGCTGGTGCAGGTAAGACCGCATCAACATTTTTAACACCTATCGCCTCATACATGTTTCTGTATATCTGATACATGTTGTGTAAACCAGGATTTGATGTTGCGATCTGCAACTGTGTCTGTGCTAGTGTGATTCTCTGTGACATCGAGAATATATTTGGATCTGCAACCGGCACGACATCTATCCTGTCATCAAAGTCTGCTTGTTTTATATTTCTCTGTCCGCCGACAACATCGTACGGATATTCTGGTGGCAGATATTGTGATACTACTTTCGCAAGTAGTTTGAATTCGTCCTTCATCGCAGCATAACATCTCTTGTGTATCGCGCTCATGACCCTTGATCCTCTTTCAAGAAGAGCGATCGTTGTTCCAACAGCTGCAGCCTGATTAGCGTCTCCAACCTGCATGTCGGCTATCGCTGCAAATCTTTGTCCTGCTTGCACGACTATGCCTAAAAGATTTAATAATGTCTGTGATGGTTCTTTGTATGGTAATGGAAAGAATGCATCTCTAAGATTACCACCTGGTGCATCCACATCTTTGAACTCACCTGGTTGTATCGGAGCTGCCTCATCTCTTACTCTAACGCCTCGTTGTTTAAATCCTGCAGGTAGATTTGATAATGTTCCTGCATCTAATAATTGACGGAGAGCCGCCGTTGCCGTACGACTCAATCCGCCAATCATATGAATGAGTCCAAAGCCATAAAATCCAAGTCCTGGCAGAAATTTGAAGTGGACAAAATATTGGATCTTATTTTTCTTTAGATCATCGGGCGCATAGTTTCTCCGTATGGAGAGAACTAATCGGCTACCTTCTTCTACAGTTACTATGTAGGGTAATTTTATTCCTGTTGGTCCATCGGATCCCTGATCCTCAAAACCCTCTAGATCTAGATTTACATGACACTCAAGAAGTGTGTACATCGTCTCTTGCTTACCAACTTTTTTCGTGCCATCTAATTCTCTTTCTTTTTTCTCCACCTCGTTCTGTTCTATTGTTGATGGTGGTGATAATTCTATATCTCTATAAAAACCATTGACCTGTTGTTTTCTTAATTCGTTCTCTGACATCTTGACAATGTGTATTACTGATTCCGCATCATCGATACTCGTTGCAGTGTACGGCACAACTAACTCGTCGGCCGGCACAAATTTAGAGACCACTCTTGCAAGTGAAACATCGTAGTAAACTTTTTTAAATGTGGAACCTGCAAGTGGCAGATGAAATAACATGGAGTCAAACTCCTCCTCGTACTCTTTCATCTGATCCATTATCAGATAGTTCATGAAATCTTTTACACGTGTCGCCTGCTGTTCTGTTGCAGGATTCTGCACACCTATGACCTGTGTTCTAACCGGTCCGTCTGCAGGTAATAATTCCTTGTATGCCTGTGCCTGAAACTGTGTTACCGCCTCAGCCAACACCGGGTGTGTTGCACCTGATGCCCCCTGAAAAGGTTCTGTTCTATTCTCGTATTTAAATCCTAAAAGATCAAGACCCTGTTTATAAGATTGCTCCCAATCCTTTCTTGAAGATTTGTAATCCATATAATTCTGAACCATGTCGTTGCCGATCGGATCCAAAACATCATCGGGTAATATGTCTGCTAGGTTGTCAAAATGATTCTCTGTGCCAGGTATGTTTATAGCTCCCGGTTCAAAGTCAATTGTTGCTCCACCGTCCTCTTCTGGGATGACCTCTACGGGTCCTTTTTCCTCTACTGGTTCCTGAACATTAACCTCAGCAAGTTCCTCCTCTGAGGGCACCTCCAACTTGGTTCTAGTGTTCGGGAGTCCTTTATCTATTTCTGCCATTT